TAATATTTAAAGTCCCATACATAAAGAAAGAACTTAAAAGTGGCCAAAAGTATAAAACACTTCCGCGACCAATTTGGAAGTGTTTTTAAAAACTACAAAACCTAAGTTATCTTAGATTTATAGCATGAGCCTAACAATTGTGTAGAAACAACTGATGATGGACTCGGGTTCGAAGCAACAACTGATGGAGGATACATAAACTCAGTGAGTTGTACACTTTCTGGAACAGTTATGTTGGTTGGCAAGGCTGGTATGACAAGAGTAGGATTAGTAACCTGATATCCATATCGGGCTACATCGTCTACGGACGCAAAAACATCCATTTCAATGTCAAAAGTATTAGGTGGAGTGATAGTAACCGGTCTTCCAATACTCACTATAATGTGACCCAAGCCAGAAGTTCCAGTTGCTGCATTTAATTGAGAAGCAGCTTTAGCATACTTAGAAGCGTCTCCAATAAACCTATAAGGAGACATATTTGGTATTTCCATTTCTATCTCACACGAAACAGCAGCTTGAGAATTAGTTCCAGTACCAGTATTATCCGTGTAATAAAATAAACTCTGAGTAGAAGTATAATCAACTCTCTCTTTACACATTGTTGAGCTAAAAGCAGCATAACCATCATAGGCAAAAGTATCATCGTCGGATATTAATGCAAACTGATCTCTAATAATTCCTGACCTTATCGGATTTAACAACTGAGTATTTACAGGATAAGTTGATGCGAGAAACCCATCCAAAGTTGATGGTATGGATTGTAGAAAATAACCAGGAGGAACATACCAAGCAGTTGCGTTAGGCACACCACTTATAACAATTTTAAATCTTGCTCCTCCGGCAAACCCATAAAACATTTGCGACAACACTTTAAGCGGGCCTGCATACGAAACTCCTGGAGTTGCTGTTCCTATATCAAAAGTTTTTTGACCCAATAAAGAGGCAACATCAAATGTAACTAAACCTTCATCAGCAATCAGTGTTCCTGCAACTAATCTTCTAGATGCAACCCTATACATCCGCCTTGCTATATCGCGTATATGTACAACTGGTCTAAAATCAACTAAATCATGAACATGATTTGTTTTAGAATGTATTAACACATCCTCTTGTTCATTAACGACTTGTGACACTTCGGCTTCACAAGTCCAAAAAAGACTATCAAACTCACTCTCTGGTGTAAAAGATATTAATGGAGGTCCAGGAATATCTGGTTCATCCGGATCCTCAGGATCAGCAGTTATTGGCGGTCCTGAATATGTTTTCATAACTCTACACATCATCGGATCCACAGCATATCCATAAAACTCAAAATCATCACCACACGACAAATATACATTAAAATTAACTTGACTTGAAACTGACCCATTATAAACTAATGGTTGAGACAAATATATGTAATAAATACCATGCTCTAAAGCATTTGCTTGATACTCCCAACACACTGGTAACTGATTCAATGGAGAACAATAAGGCATTTCAATAGTCTGTACTTGTCCACCAGCTGAAAACTCCAAAGTTTCTACTAGAAGATTCTGCACCGTAGTAAAATCAGGATAACCCAACAATGCCGCAGTTACAGGTGAATAATCTCTAGCGACTGCTATTTTACAAAAATGAAAGTTAGTCATAACTGCCTGTATATGAATCTTCATAGATCCCTTCCAATAACGAGACATACGAGCCATTATTTGCGGCAAATTGTTAAACGCAATGGTAGTTACTGCAGGACCTCCAGCAGAAGGATCAGTATATGAAAATGAATCTATTTGTTGAACAGGTGTTATTGGTCTAGACCATAACAAAGTTCCTGTAGTGTCTGCATTATTCACTCTAAAACTTCCAATATACTGTGGCTTTTTCAGTAAATAGCGTAATGACATTTCATCTATTGAAGTATCAAATATATAATCCCTACATATCCTATCATAAGATGCAAAAGGATCCATCTTCTCATACTGCACAGGTTTATCTACGTTATTGGCCATCTGCCTATTAGTAACGTTAAATTTAGAAACGTTTTGAGGAACGTTGGGATTATGCAGTCCTGTTAAAGATCTAACTCCTTGTCTTGCAACGTCTAAGACGTCATTACCAAACTTTCTAACAACACTAAACGCCCCGTCTATAGCTTTAGAAGCAATCCTTGACAAATCTTCTACAATACCTTCAGCTTCAAAAGCTGGAGGAGTAATATATGTTATATCCAAATGTGGAACATAAAATTCAACATCAGTAAACATTGCAAAAACTGAAACAGTTAAAGTAGTAGAACCACTAGCGGGTGGCAACAAAGGATTTAAAGCCATAATACACGCCTGAGCATAATTAACTCCAAAAGGATAAGTTGAGATAGTATTACCAAAAATATCGGTTTTATCCAGCTTACCATTAACATAAAATGGAATTTCTAGCGCAACTGGTGTCGATTCATTAGCCGACATAAAGACATGTGGTGCTGACATAAAACTGCCTATATAAGCTCTAGCATTAGCTGCAGTTATACCTACAGCAGGACCATAACCATTAGGAAAAGCTGCAGCAATAACCATGCCTTCGTGCATAGGAGTTCCAGATACTTGCATTATTAAAGTTATTTTAGCACGATAAAGCACGCTAGATTCAAAAGGAACTCTAGCTAACTGATTTAGCAACAAATCACCCGGAAGTGCAACGTTGCCCAACACCGTAAAAGCTGGGGATGTATTAACCCAATTAATATTACGTATAAAAAACGGTTTATTCAAAATTCTAGAAAAATCCATTTTAAGAGACTGAGGAACCTGATCCAATTGTGGTTTTTCTTTAAAAAGAAATTCAGGTTCAATAACTGTTCTCGTACGAACAGAAGAATAAAAATTATCAGATATCTCAGTTACATCTGATATTCCGGAGCCATTTGAGTTGGCTCCATTGACTAATTTATAGTCAGACTCATTATAATTTAAAACATTTTCGGCTACAATTATTTACGAGGTAGTGCAATTGTAAAGAAACTACAATCTCGTGCAATTTTATAAAAAATCAATCCCATCGCGAAAACTACAAAATTTACAATAAAAATATTTTCTTAGAACGTATTAAATTGATCTTAAATTACAAATAAAAGTCTAATTTCATAGGAATGACATATTCATCATCCATATATAAACTTTCTAAATACTCATCGGGTAATTCCACAAAAGGAAAATCAAATTCTGACATACGACTTATAAAATCCTGCTTCAACTCTAAATAATTAGGATGCAAATAAATCTCACGCTGAAATGCACTAATTTTCCCTTCCATAACCACGTTTACATCTTTCGTGGAATCTACCCATGATAACCCCGAATATAGGGTTTTTAAAGACAAAGGACACATTATTCTTTTTAAAACATTATGATAAACAAATTCTCTTTTTAAAAAACTAATATCTTTAGGCTCCATAAAATCACAATTAATTACTTGTTTATGTGCATCAGTAAAATCTAAACCTATTGATCTCATAAAATCAGCAAACGATCTTGCTGTCAAAAATTTATATTTATCACTAACTGCAACAATTTTATCATCTCCGTAAACATAATCACTTATATGATTAAAGAAATCTTCAATCGAGCGACCACCACTTCTATAAAACCACATTGCAGTGTAACCTCGGTTAATTATACTATTCAATATTGCAGTTAAAAAACTTCCTGACGGCATTGAATGCGTAGTCATAAACAAGGAATTCATTATAACAACTAAAATATTATCGGTATTAGACAAAATAAATTTAGCCATCAATTTATCACTTGATTTATTCCACAATACCTTATGAATTGCTTGTTGTAAAGGACCATTCATACAACCATCATACCATTTAATATCACCATCAAATACATTACCCTTAGATAATACATCCAAATAAATATCATTCCAATCTTTAGCTGGATTACACCCTACCATAATCTTGTTAAACTTCCTGTTCTTAATAAGTTTTCTTACCATATCACCAAAATATTTTTTGGTTAAAACTTGCAAGTGTATGGTTGAAACTCTAAAACTACGAGGTTCACCCTGTTTAGATAAATCTCTAGTTTCATCTTTTAAAGTTTCAAACCAAATCAATTTATCAATTGGGACATCAACTCCATTACGAATATTCTTTTCCAATAACTCTAACTCTTCTATAAATGTTTTGGTAAAATCACTAGCTAAGAAATCTATATAGAAGGCTTTTTCCTTTTCACAACCAAAACCATTTGAAGATTTTTTATTCAAACCAGCCAAAAATTGATCTCCAGAAACAATTTCTGTATTTGATAACACGCCATATTTAGGGACTAAAGCCTCAATTACTTTCATAGCAAAATTAATTTCGTCATCATCAACTTCAGATACCATTTTAAAGGATTTCTTAGCTACCTCCTTCACGGTACCAACTCCATACTTACTCAAATCAGCTGGAGCTCTCTCAACAGGATAAATGCCAAATAAAGGCGAGGGAACAAAATTACTCTTTTTTGGAATTGACTGATGAATATCATAATCAAATTGCATCACGCTTTCTCCCTCTCGTACCTTCTCTGCTATAGTTAATGGTATCAAATATTTATCATCCTGGACTAAAATTTCGCGCAACGCACTACGAATTTTCAAGCTCCAACGCATCGCTACCCCAACACCAATTGCTTCACTACCTGCAACATGCATACCTAAAAGGCCTGCATCTTGATCGAAGACCATCGAGCCACACATGCCTTTTCCTCTCTTATTGTAAAAATAGTTAGATTCATCGAAATATCCTTTAAAATTAAAGATGCCACCAACATTAAATTGGTATGGAGCACAATAGCTCCTATCGGTTTTGATAGCACTCAAAGGAACATAGTCTTTATAAGAAACTAGAAAAGGTTTTAAAGCTACTTCACTGTCTTCCTTAAAAAATTTAGCCATGTTCTTCCAAGGACTTAACTTCTTATCATTAAACTTCAAAACTCCAACATCGGCCTCATTATTTCTATACACCACCTCAACATGCATGTTGTCGACAACACGGTGAGAACGAGTCTCATCGTTATAAACCGACACATAAAACTGATCGACTGGACATACATGACTTGGAACTACTATCATATGACCTGACATTAAACCTAAACAGGATTGGACTTTATTATTGCCATAAGAGCAGGTTATAGGACGAATTTGCGAAGAAAGAGCATGAACAGAGGATGGAGGCATATTTTCAAATTTAAAACTAGACTCACCTCCAAAAACATATAAATTCTCAATAAACTGTTTCTTTAACTCTAATTCATCTATCTCACTATTAATAAAGGCACGCCAAGGTGCTCTAAAAGGTTCCTTATTTTGATAGTGTGCAAAATCTGATTTAAGCCGCATATCATCCTCAGTTACATTATTGATCTTGTGATACTGTTTTAACCAAGCTAAAAACTTCCAGCAACAAACACCTAAAAACATAACGCATACTAATGCTATTATCTCATTCATATAAGATGTCAAATCTTCTATACTACTGCCGGGACGTATGACTCCAAGAATTTTAGTTATAGTTGCTAAAACCTTATCTTTAAAACCTTTAACAAGATCAATAAACCAATCACTAACCTCCACTGAGGCTGAAGATTGAGCTTGAAACTCAGACCGATACTCTTCATCTAAGTAATCGGTATCTAATACGTTAACAGGATTAGAAGACTGTTTCAATGCAGCTAATCTCTGTTCAAACATTAATAACTCACCTTGCTCCGTTTCACTCCAATCAACTTCCTCCTCAACTACAACATTTAAATTTGGGCTCATTTTAAACGAAATTCCATCACTTGCAAACATTGATTCACCAAACAACGTTTCAGGTTTAAACAATCTTAAATTAAAAATAGCCTCCCTATCATTTTCGGTTAACTCGTTAGCTGATAATTGTTGTTTCTTTATAGCCAACATAATAGATATTATATCGGAACACCAAGCTGATATAATATGCTTAGATTGTAATTTTCCTTCAACATCTAAAATTGGACTAATATCTATACCTTTCTCTCTAATAAATTTATTGAAAAAAGACGGAAATTGGTTGACATAACACTCCCTATCAAGAGAATAAAATTCCACTTTCACAGTTCCTTTATATTCACCAGTACAAGGGTTCATTCTCAATCCTGAAAAATCAAATAAATTACACCGCCTATGTAACGCTGATATATGGGAAATACAATCATCTTTCATTAAAGTTAAATTCTTTAAATTATTTGTTGTTAATAATAATAATTCACTATTGAAAAATTTGGTATCCTTTAACTTAGCCTCCGCACAATCTAAAGGCAGTCGAACAGGAGCAACCATATTAATTATATTTCTCCATTGTGACGCTCCTTGTTGACCAACATCATCCATATAAAAGATTTGCTCATTATTATATGAATCATACCAATCTTTTCCATCTTTATTAGACTTCGTAACGTGAGAATAATTAGACATGCCTAGTGATTGTATAATTGAGCTCATCATAACGGATTTACCACACCCCGGCGGGCCCTCAAAAACAAAACATGCAGGTTCAACTCTATAACTACTACAATTATTATGTAAAACTTTACAGTTACGTCTAAAACTTGCAACTATTTGCTCAACACTACGAGAAAATCGACACCAATCAGACAGAGCGTCGCAGGTATCGATTTCTTGTAGCAATTTATCACAAATGGGTATCAAATCCTTACACAAAAAACTTTTTGGATCACCAGCAAATCTTGTATTCAAAATTTCTAACTTCCGCAACAACGTATGTTTATTGGAAATTCGGACTATATCCAAAAAACTTTTTGCTGATATTTTTGTTGCTTGACTCAAGGGTAACAAATCAATAAAACTCTCTACCATAGAGCCTAAACCAGCCAACAAATCATGAAATATAGTCTTATCGTCTAAGATTTTAATAGACGTTAACATATTCATTCTTTGTAATACCGTTATCAACTTACTGGGTAGTAAAAGAGTTAACGCAGCAATACCTAGACTATCCAAACTCTCTGCGCCAAAAACTGTACCTAAACCCAAGTTACTCATAGATGTATAACCGGGATTTCCTTCTATAACTCCACCTCTGGCTTCATTAAGGAGCTGCAAAACTCTTGCCTTAACTAAGAAAGTCTCACCTCTTTTCAATCTAGAAAATAAGACATATCCATTCATTACGACTTTCACAAGCTCAAAAACTGCTGCTCCTTTATTAGTCATTAAATTATGGACATCCATCAAAAATCCAACAAATTGAGATAATAATACAGTATCAATCATCCAATTATTATCTACGACCTCTCCTAGTTTACGGAAAAAATCTGCGACAAACTTAAAACCAGTAAAAGAGTCTTTTATATCGGAAAAAATACTCTCGGCGCAAAATTTTCGCTTATTTAAGCCATAAACTTTACAATAAGAATTATCACCATTAAACTTAAAAAACTTTCCTTTAACACCTTTAAAAGCTTTCTTACTAACTAATCGAATAGAATTATTATTAACATAAAATACGTAATACTCTTTATTAGCTGAATTTGCAGATCCAGTTAACTCCGAGATTACACTTTTTCGAATTTGATCAAATTGGTTTTGGTTAGTTGCGGTCATTTTAGTTGTCATTTTTGTTATTTTAAACGCTGCTTAGGCCACAGTCAACCTACCATATGGTCGTAACACCCTCTTTTCTCCCTAACTCGGAAAAAGAGTAAAAGGATATATAATATATAATATTTACAAAACCTGAAATTAAAATTAAAAACCAAATTACTAATTATTATAATTGGCTTGATCAATTAATTAGCAGCTTGAATCGAACCACGTGGAACTGGATTCTAACACTATGACCTAAGTCCTCTTTCAATTGAGCTCAATTAAAACAAAAAATAAATCAATTTAAAATCCAAAATCAAATAAAAAGTTTTAAATTAACACCACACCAGGTGATCCATAAACGAAAATAACTCCAGATTAAAACATTAATCTCTGCGTAGCCCAAATCACTCCTGCAAGAGCTGGCCTTCTGTTTACATAGTTAAATTAAATGCATATCGTGCATCCAACACTTTATAATAAAGTTCGTTCTTGGAAATAAGGAGACTTTAAAAACTCCATCAAAATAAATAAAAATTTTTGGTTAGCTTATAGCCCTGCTTCGCGCAGTTAAGAGTCGTTTTCCTTCGACAAAATAGTATACGAATATAAATAATAAAAAATAAATAATAATATTACTTTGAGATAAGGGGCGGTTAAATCCCAAGTATTTAACACGTCCAAACTATAATAAATAATAAAATAATATTTTGAAAAATTTGTTATTTCGTAACAACCGGGTACTCGTAAATTTATAAGAATGCATGTGTAGCCACACATGAATGCTTATA